AAAGTTACCACACCAATTACAGAAAACTGGCAAGAACAAAGTTATTCTCCAGTTTACGGATATCCTCATGCAATTACTTTTCATCAAAATAGATTGTGGTTTGCAGGTTCTCTTGGACAACCTGATGGAATATGGGCAAGTAAGTCAGGACAGTATTTTAATTTTGATATTGGTGATGGTGATGATAATGATGCTATTGATATTACAACTAGTGTTGGAGAAATAAATCAAATACTTCATTTAGTATCAAATAGAGATTTACAAGTTTTTACAGCAGGTTCTGAACTTTATGTTCGTTCTCCATCAAATCAAGCTATAACGCCATCTAACGCACAGATATTAAAACAAACTCCTTTTGGTGCTGATTATGTACGACCAATCCCTTTTGATGGTGCAACGTTATTTATGCAACATACTGGCACAGCATTAAGAGAGTTTTTATTTACAGATGCAGAAAATGCTTATACATCTGTAGCTGTATCTGCTCTTGCACCACATTTAATTAGACAACCAGTTCAACAGACTGTTATTGCAGGTGCTTTAGATAGAAGTGAAAACTATTCTTTTCTTATGAATAGAGATGGAACAATTGCAGTATTTTATAGTGTAAGAGGAGATAAAAAAGCAGGGTGGTCTTTGTGGGATACACAAGGAACATGGGATAGTATATGTGCAGTTCGAGATCATTTATATGCTGTTGCTGTTAGAGATAGAGGTGATGGCACTTTAAGATGTTCTTCAGACTATCCTTTAGACTATGCAACAGTAAGAACAGCTACTGGAACTAATGGTGGATCAATTGATAATTTAAATACAAGTGATTCTACCTATAGATATGGTACTGTATATAATATACCTGAACAATTTGATTCTTCTGCGATAGTTGATGTTGTAAATGTTAATGATCATTTAGGTCAGTTTACAGTAAGTGGTGGTGCAATAAATGTATCTAGTGCAAAAACAAATGTAAGAAATGCTTTAGTTGGATTACCATATTTTTCAATAGTCAAAACATTACCAGTAGATGCACAATTAGCCAATGGTCCTCTTACTGGAGAGCCAAGAGAAATATCAAGAGTGATAGTTGATTTTAATACAACATTATCTGCAAACATAAAAGCACCATCAACATCATCTACTGCTAGAGATTTAATTGTGTCAGCACAAACAACAGATCATAACCCACAAAAAATACCTTTTACTGGTAAAAAAGAATTTAGAACATTAGGATATGAAAGAGACCCAAGAGTTATTGTTTCACAAACAGTACCTCTTGATTTACAGATTAACGGAATGATAGTAGAGGTAGCGTACTAATGCCAGATCCATATTTAATTTTAGCAGGTGTTTCAGCATTAACAAGTTTTAGTGCATCTCGAAGTGCAGCAAAAGCAGCACAAAGAGAAGCAAAAATACAGCAAAGACAACTGAAAGCTGAAAAAGAAATGAGTAAGCTAAGAGCATTACAAGAACATAATATTAGGCTTTCAAACTTACAAACATTTTTAAATACAAATCAAGCTATTGCAGGTATTTCAGGTAGAGATATTGGATCAGATAGAAGTTTAAAAGCAATTCAAGAAAAAGCAAAAAGAGATGTAGGAACAGATGTTGGTCGAGCAAGATTACAAGAATTAGTTACTTTGGGAAAACTATCGGAAGCACAACAATTAGCAGGTGAAAGAGGTAGAAATAGAGCAAAGGCATTAAGATATCAGGCATTTGGTTCATTATTAAGTAATGCAATGAAAGCAAAACCATTAATAGGTTCAGCACCAACACCATCATTGTCATCACAAAGCTCTTTAGGACCAACTCGTTTTAGTACATTTAATACTGGGATTCTTTCATAATGGTACAATTTTTAAAATCAAAAGGAACAAGTTTTGTTAACAAGCCAGTAGGAGTAAATAATGTAAACACTGGTGCAGTAGAAGCAGGTCAAACTTTAGCAAAGGTAAGTCAAAATCTTGCTACACAGTTTTTTGCAGATGCTGAACAAGAACAAATAAAACTTGGTAAAGAAATAGGAATGACATTACCAGTTCGAGATGAAGAGGGTAATTTATCTTTTCAAACAACTCCAACAACTTTAAGTGATGTAGCAAAAAATGCAGCAGAACCAATAATACGCAAGAGATATGAAGACGCATTAAATGTAGATTTATATGCCAAGATTAATGAGATAAGACAAAAGTCAAGA